AGCACAAGGCAGCGCAGGTATTGCGGAGCTGACCGAAGAAGCAAAAAAAATGGGTGCGGTTATGACGGATGACCAGCTGAACGGCCTCGGTAAATTTGATGATACCGTTCAGAGACTCAAGTCCGGAAGTGAAGCCGCAAAAAATGCACTAGGCATGGTACTTCTGCCCCAACTTCAGGCTCTTGGCACAGATGGTGTCACCTTGCTTGGCAATTTCACAAAAGGACTGAATGATGCAGGTGGCGATTTCAGTAAAATATCTGAGGTAATCGGCACTACCATTGGCGGCATCGCAAATATGATACTTTCAAATATGCCACAGATAATCGATGTCGCTTTGAATATTGTAACGTCTATCATAAAGGCAATCACCGACAATCTGCCCCAACTTATCGATACGGCAAGCAAGATGGTTTTCACACTCTTGCAAGGCCTCATAAAAGCATTGCCTCAGATAACTGACGGCGCGCTTCAGCTTGTATTGGCCTTGGTCAACGGTATCATCGCGAATTTGCCTGCACTGGTTGAAGCGGCTCTCAATATGATCGTTACGCTGGCCGGAGGTATCGGTGACGCGTTGCCACAGCTAATTCCGGCAATTATTGACGCAGTTATTCTGATAGTGGAAACGCTTCTGAATAATATGGACAAAATCCTCGATGCTGCCTTTAAAATCATCGTTGGTCTTGCAAAAGGACTTATCAACGCCTTGCCGAAGCTGATTGAAGCACTCCCGAAGATAATCGAATCTATTATAAATTTCGTCACCAACAACCTGCCACTGATCATCGAAATGGGTATTAAGCTGACAGTTCAACTTGCTATTGGTTTAGTCAAGGCAATACCTCAACTGGTTGCTGCCATTCCACAAATTATAACAGCACTGCTTGGCGGATTTGGCAAAGCAGTCGGTTCTATCGGAGAGATTGGCGTGAACATTGTTAAGGGTTTATGGAATGGTATTGTTTCGATGGCAACATGGATCAAGGATAAAATATCCGATTTTGTGGGCGGTATTGTAGGTGGAGTGAAAGGTTTGCTTGGCATCCACTCCCCATCGACTGTTTTTGCAGGTATCGGCTCCAATATGGGTGAAGGCATTGGTGTCGGCTTTGAAAAAGCTATGAACGGGGTTAAGGACAATATGCAGAAGGTCATCCCCACCAGCTTTGATACCGATGTTACTTTGAACGCGAAGCAAAACAGCGGTACTAGCAATAACAACGCTCAGTCAAATCCGCTCATGCTCACAATAACAAACTTTTACAATAATCGCGCTCAAGACATAGAGCAGCTTGCCTATGAGCTTGAATTTTACAGACAAAGGGTTGCGTCCGCAACGGGAGGTGTTTGATGCTAAGCTTTAGTTTTGCAAATAAGGACAGCTTTTTGGATTTCGGTATATACATCACGAAAATGCCGAGCATCCCCTCTCCAAAGCGTAGAGTGACTGCCACACAGATTTTCGGCAGAAACGGCAACCTAAAATACGACGAAGGAACCTATGACGATATAACGATTTCGGTTGAATGTGGATTTGTGGGGGATGTGTTTTCCCGGCTTAACAGCATCAAGGCTTGGCTATTCGAAAGTGGCAGTTCACCTCTTATATTCAGTATTGAGAATGATAAAAAATATATCGCTCAGGTGGTCAACAGTATTGATTTTGAAATCGCCATGCGCAAATTAGGACAGTTCGTGATTGTTTTCAGCTGTGAACCATTCAGGTATGCCGTTACCGAGCCAAAGGTCAGCATAACAACTAGCAACACAATCCTTGTTAACAACGGCACGGTTGCCTGCCAGCCAATTATTGAGGTGTACGGCAATGGAGATATAACGATTGCAATCGGCAGTCAGCAGATGCAGCTCAAAGGAATATCGAACAAAATCAACTTAAATTCAATACTGCAGGATGCTTATGACGATGCGCTGGGTAACCTCAACTCAAAGGTCACGGGTGAATACTTCATTCTGCCTGCAGGATCAAACAATGTATCATGGACCGGAAATATTACCAAGGTGGATATTACTCAGAACAGGCGGTGGCTGTGATGATCTGCATTTATGACAAGGCTTCTTCCAAACAAGCCTTTACTACAAACGGACTGGCCGTTCTGGACGAGTGCATTTCTGCGGTCATATCGAACGGACTGAACGATGATTATTCCCTTGAACTGATATACCCGGTTGCAAGCTACAAGGCAAAATATTTCGAGGAACTGAATGTTATAAAGGCTGACGGGCAGCTGTTCCGTATTTACAAGGTGGAACGCTCGCAGAATAACAGCCTGACAGTAAAAGTCTGGGCAAGGCATATTTTCTATGACCTTGCTTTTTTCTTTGTTGAAAGTGCAAAGGTTGTCAATGCAAATATGAAGGAAGCAATTGAAATGACTATCCCTCCGGAAGCGCAGACAATTTTCAGCATAACAGCACCCGAGGGAGTTGTCGCTCCGTTTACGGCCAAGGAAGTTAATTCGGTTGACGCGTTCTTCCGATTGATTGAAACCTACGGCGGTGAGCTTGAGCGGGATAATTTCAATATCACTGTTAAAGACAAAACTGGTTCAGACAATGGTGTAACTATCCGTTACGGTAAAAACATAAAAGGACTTACCCTGACGCTTGATACCGCAGATATCGCCACCCGCGTTTATCCTGTTGGTGCAAACAGTCTTATTCTGCCTGAACGTTATATAGAAGTGGAAAGCGGGAATCTGCTCGCCTTCGACATTACAAAAAAGGTAGAGTTTCCGGATTGCTCGGATACAGACTCATTAAGAACCGCAGCTCAAAAATACGCTGTAAACAGCGCCAAGCCAAAGATAAATGTAAACATCGACTTTTTAGAGCTTTCAAAAATTGCGGAATACGAGCAGTACAGAAATCTGACACATGTGTCTCTTGGTGATCTGGTATCGGTTATTCATGAGCAGCTCGGAATCACCACAACTTTGAGGGTCATAACAAAGCAGGTCGACCTTTTGAACCCTCTGAACACGAAGATTGTACTTGGCGACCCTCTGAAAACCATCATAGACAAATTGGATACCTCCTCTCTGCTTGATGAAATAACCAAAATGATAGACAGCAACAAATCAGCGGTGATTCTCAAAAAGAACAGCGACGTGGTAACAATCGGCACGACCAAATACCCGGCAATGGTTATAGGGTTTTCCACAAAGGCCGATGCAAACCTCACCTGCACCGTAACCCTTACAGGTACGGCGAGTGAAAACAACACGCTGAACATCCGCTTTTCGCTAGACAGCGCAGAATATGACCTCAAACCTGCGCAGAAGCTGGGCACTGGGGATAACGTCATGGGGTTTACGCTTCCGATGCCGCAGGTGCAGGCTGGAAGTCACAGCTTTGTTATCTCAATGTGGACATCAAGCGGTACATTCAATATTTCAAAGTATGGACTGCAGGTGTCGATCGAAGGACTCCATATTGAGGGTGGTCTTTCAGCTACGATTCCGCATATCGAGGTTGTATTCACTTATTTGTACAGCCTTTTCGGAGCGAAGCTTGCTTCATTTGTGTTTAGTGAGATGTACAGCTTCTCAAAACCTCTTGTAATGCCGATGGGACTTTCCCAAAGCACAGGGTATCCGGAATTCACAAATGATATCAACTACTATCATAGCGAGGTTCTGGCAGCGGTATCCCTTGTGATTCAGGCTATATTCCAAGAGTTCTCAAGGGACAAGATTGGGAATTATATATTTGATTCGGTATGGGTCACCTTTGACTCCGACTTTGACAAAAATGCCGACAACACCTATACGGCATATAACCGGGCGACAATCGTTGAGCCGGTACTGTACGGAACGGGCAGCGTTATGGCAAGCGACAGCGGCGCAGTGTATTCAGCGGCACTGCCGGACAACACCATATATAACAGTCTTGTTTCAATATCAGCAAAACTGACTCTGGGAGGTGCGTGATGTCAGTATTACCAGGCTATGCTCTGCCAAAGGGCAGCAGCGGAATGACACTTTTCGGAACACATAACGATGATACTACAGTAACCCTTCCGTCAATGGGATTCAGTATTAAATACGGAGGCACTTCTGTTTCGGCACTATACTCAAGCGGCAACAGCTGGATCGGCTTTGGCAGCGGTACACAGCATTTGAACATCAACAACCGTGACGCAAGCTACAACAATCTTTATTATGCTTCAGAGGTTGTCAGTGGAAAGGACACATTCCGTATCCGTTTTGAGGGCAACAGCTATTACAGCAGCTGGGGTGCAAACGATCTTATTTGGGAGTTGACCATCTTTGCTGACGGCACATTCATGCTTGTAGTTGAGAAAAGTCCAAACAACGGAACAGATAGCTTTGCAGGCGGCGGGACTTCTGTTTCGGTTTCTTTTAAAACAGGCAAATCATATGTATTTTTGTCTTCAAATCCGAACGGGACTGCCTATACGGTGGTCGAGGGTTCATATGTTTCCTGTATGAGCAAATATCTGTTCTACGACAGTGACGGTGTTAAGTCATATGCAAACAGCACATGGTCGGTGGTTGCGGCTCC